GTTACCGCTGGAACTGGTATCAGCATTGAAGGCGATGCTGTAACAAACACTGGTGTACTTTCAATCACTGGTACAGCAAACCAAATTAGTGCAACTGCATCAACTGGTGCAATTACATTATCTACACCACAAGACTTACACTCAGGCGCAACACCTACATTTGCAGGAGTTAATGCAGGATCTGGAAACGTTACAGCAGGTTCTGTAACTCTTATAGATGCTTTGCTTGGAACTGCTACTGCTACCGCTTCTACAAGCGCAACAGTAATTGATTCATGGGCAGTAAGCACTTACTCATCTGCAAAATATATTGTTCAGATGAAAAAAGGTTCTGACATTGAAGTAATTGAGGTTTTAGTTACTGTAGATGGAAACAACAACGTCTATCTAACAGAGTATGCAGATGTATTCAGCAATGCTGTTCTTGGAACTACCGACGCAGATTATAACGGTGGAAATGTCCGCCTACTAGTAACTGGTGCTGCAGCAGATACTGCTGTTAAAGTACACAAAACATATATTGAAGCATAATTAAGATAGGGGCTAGGTTATGGCAACTGTAAATAAAGACTTCAGAGTAAAGCACGGCATTAACGTTGCCGAAGGCGGTACTTTTGGCGGAACAGTCACAGTTGCCACCCCTACTGAAAATGTTCATGCAGCAACAAAACTATACGTAGATACTGCAGTAAGTTCACCATCAGTTCCAGTTAGTGGAACAGCACCAGCATCTCCAGAAAATGGGGATTTATGGTTTGATTCATTAACTGAACGTGTACATGTTTACTATAGTTCTCAATGGCTTGCAATTGCAACTCTTGAAGATGCAGAAACATTACAAGATCACATTCACGATACTGCAATTGATGGTACTGGCTTAATTGTTAGCACTTTTATTAGTGGTGGTGCTTATAATGAACCTGGAGTTTTAGTAAGTGCAGGTCTGTATAACACAGCAGAGTTTGAAGCAACGTATGATGGCGGACTAGCAATAGATAATTTTAACTAATTATCTGTTATAATATAACCAAGTATAAGGAGTAAAAAATGGCAACCAGAATGCAGCAACGCAGAGGTACTGCAGCACAGTGGACATCTGCAAATCCAGTATTAAATGCTGGCGAAATAGGTTGGGAATCAGATACAAACAAATTTAAAATTGGTGATGGAACAAATCACTGGGCAGATATAGATTATTTTGCCGATATTAACTCTACTGTTAACCCTGCTTTTGGTACAAGCATTATTTTTGAAGGTGCTACCGCTGACTCTTATGAGACCACACTTCAAGTAACAGACCCTACCGCAGATAGAACAGTAACAATTCCTGATGCAACCACTACTTTAGTAGGCACAGATACAACACAAACTTTAACAAATAAAACTATTGCTTTGGGATCAAACACAGTATCTGGAACTACAGCACAATTTAACAGTGCATTAACAGATGGAGATTTTGCAACTTTAGCAGGTAGTGAAACATTAACAAATAAAACACTTACAACTCCAGCAATTTCATCTATTACTAATGGTGCTGCTACTCTTACTTTGCCAGCGACTACAGGAACACTTGCTCTAACAACAGACTTACCAGCAGGAGCCGTAACAACTAGTGATACTGGCACTGTAACTAGCACAATGATTGCTGATGGCACTATCGTAAATGGTGACATTAATGCATCTGCAGCAATTGCTCAATCTAAAATTGCAGACCTTACTACAGATCTTGCTGCTAAAGCATCTCTTTCAGGTGCAACATTTACTGGTGCGGTATCAGGAACAGACTTAACACTTTCTGGTAACTTAACAGTCAACGGAACAACCACAAACATTAACTCAACTAACCTTGTTGTTGAAGATAAAAACATAGTTCTTGGAGATACTGCAGAACCAGCAGATAATACAGCAGACGGTGGCGGTATAACATTAAAGGGAACTACTGATAAGACATTTAACTGGGTAGATGCCACAGACTCATGGACATCTTCTGAGCATATCAACTTAGCATCTGGAAAGTCACTTTATGTAAACGGTACATTGTTAAAAGATCTTTCAGAAACCCTTACCAACAAGACACTAACAACACCAGTTATTTCAAGTATTTCTAATACAGGAACCTTGACACTTCCAACAGACACAGACACACTTGTTGGTCGTGCAACTACTGATACCCTTACAAATAAGTCAATTTCTTTAACAACAAACACCGTAACTGGCACTCTTGCCGAATTCAATACTGCCCTTTCAGATGATAACTTTGTATCTTTGACGGGTAGCGAAACATTAACTAACAAAACACTAACAAGCGCAATAGCAGGAACATCGTTTACACTTAATGCTACAGCAGAACTTAGACTTGCAGACACAGACTCAAGCCATTATGTTGGTTTTAAGGCTCCAGAAACTGTTTCAACAAACAGAGTTTGGACACTTCCAGCAGCAGATGGTTCAGCAGGACAGGTGTTGACGACAGATGGTTCTGGAACATTCTCTTTCTCAACTCCAGCAGCAGGAGCAGCATTTAGCGAACTAATGTTGATTGGTGCATAGTACTTTATAAAACACAAAGCACTAACTCTAAACTAGAGATTAACACGCCTTAAACAAGCGTGTTTTTCTTTTTAATTCTATGATATACTTAACACTACTTTGGAAATTACAAAGTACTTATAATATTTTAATAGAAAGTTGGAACATAAGTGTCAGATATCTTTTCTTTTCGTTTAACAGATGAATTCGTAAACAAGTATATTGGAGTCTCATCGCCTTTTGGTTTTACAGACGCAGGCTCTAACTCACTGGGTGAAATTACTTTTATACGTACATACTCTCGCATGAAAGAGGATGGTACAAAGGAAAGATGGCATGAGGTTTGCAAGCGGGTAATTGAAGGAATGTACTCTGTACAAAAAAATCACGCTAAAGACAACAGACTACCATGGAATGACAACAAAGCCCAAAAGTCTGCTCAAGAAGCCTATGACCGCATGTTTAACTTAAAGTGGACTCCCCCAGGCCGTGGTCTATGGGCATTTGGAACCCCTATGACTATGGAAAGGCGTAACTCTGCTTCCTTACAAAATTGTGCCATGGTTTCTACTCGTGACCTTGATCGTAATGACCCAGGAGCCTTATTTGCATGGGTTATGGATGCCTTAATGCTTGGTATAGGTGTAGGGTTTGACACTATCGGTCAAGACAAAGAGATGACCATATATGCTCCAACAGAGCCAGAAAATGTATGGGAAATTCCAGACACTCGTGAAGGTTGGGTAGACTCTGTAAGAATGCTATTAAACTCATACCTACGCCCCAATCAGGCCATACAGAAGTTTAGTTATGATCTTATTCGTCCCCTAGGTGCCCCCATAAAAGGCTTTGGAGGGGTCGCCAGCGGTCCAGCACCACTCATTGCACTACACAATAAGATAGATGGAGTAATTGGCGGTAGAGCAGGAGAAAAACTTGACTCTAGAGCAATAGTAGATATTGTTAACCTTATTGGCACATGCGTTGTTTCTGGAAATGTTCGTCGTTCTGCGACCTTGGCTTTAGGGCTGCCAGGAGACAATGATTTTATTAATTTAAAAAATGCAGAGGTTTTTCCAGACAGAAACTCTTTTGATTCAGAAAAACCAGGTTGGGCATGGATGAGCAATAACTCAATCGCTGCTGAGGTTGGAACTAAGTATGAAGATTACGTAGACTTGATTGCAGACAATGGTGAGCCAGGATTTATTTGGCTAGATGTTGCTAGAAACTACGGCAGACTAGCAGATGCTCCAGACTATAAAGATTCTCGTGTCATGGGTTTTAATCCATGCGCCGAACAACCACTAGAGTCTTATGAATTATGTACTCTTGTGGAAGTTCATTTAAATCGTCACGAAGACAAAGAAGATTTTCTTCGTACACTAAAGTTTGCATATTTATATGGCAAAACTGTTACATTAATGCCAACACACTGGCAAGCCACAAATGGAATTATGCAACGTAATCGTCGCATTGGAACATCTTTAACAGGTATTGCATCATTTGCAGATACAAAAGGTATGCCAACAGTTCGTAATTGGATGGACGAGGGGTATAAGAAGATTCGTTCATATGATCACACATATTCAGAGTGGCTATGTGTGCGTGAGTCAATTCGTGTAACTACCGTCAAGCCTTCTGGCTCTGTATCCCTACTTTCTGGCGCAACGCCTGGAGTTCACTGGGGTCCTGGAGGAGCATTTTATCTTCGTGCTATTAGGTTTGGCAATACAGATCCAATGCTTCATTTGTTTAAAGCAGCAGGGTATAAAATTGAAGATGATGTAGTATCCGCAAACACTTCAGTAGTATATTTCCCTGTAGCATCTGGACATCCAAGATCTGAGAAAGATGTAAGTCTTTTTGAAAAAATTGGTTTGGCTGCTACTGCCCAAAAGTATTGGTCTGACAATGGTGTATCTGTAACGCTTTCATTTGACAAAGAATCAGAGTCTAAGCATATTGCTCCAGCACTTCACATGCACGAGGGTCAACTTAAGGCAGTGTCATTTTTACCAATGGGCAATCAAACATACCCGCAACAGCCATATACTCAAATAACAAGAGAAGAATATAACTCTTATGTCGGAACAATTGGCAAAATTGATTGGTCTGCCATCTATGATGGCAAAGATAACCTTGATGCTGAGTCCGAAAAATACTGCTCAACAGACGCATGTGAAATTAAATTATATTAGTTCCTACCCTGCTATAATAAGGGGATAGGAGAAATATGTCTACCCCATCAAATTTATATGCAGAAAAAATATACTCTGAACACCCATTAATTTTGTGGGCATTAGACGACACACTTGATTATAAAAGTTTAATCTCTGAGGCACAAAGAGACATATCTGATTCTTGGACCATATCAGATGCAACAGCAACTTTGGAGTCAGAGTCTCTTAAAGAGCCATTTTCAAATAGTGCTTTAACATTAATTGAAGTTGATGTTCCAGTTACTGAAACTCTTGAGGCATCAATAGTTAGTCCTAATATACTAAATTTTAATGCTCTTGAAAATCTTGAAACCTTTACCATAGGTTCATATTTTTATTCAGACAGCGTTTACTTGCAAAGTGTTTCTATAGGATATGAATATACAGATCCAGCAACGTCCCAAATAGTTCAAAACTTAAAAACATTTACAAGCACACTTTATCAAAAGTGGGGCTTTATTTCTGAAACCTTTGAAATTCCAGATGTTTCTGCACAGTTAAGGATTGTGTTTAAGATAAAAATATTTGAAGGATCATCAATTACAACCGACAATCAGTTTTATTTTAATGGTATTACTTTGGGCCAGTGGAATGAAGAGTTTAATACGTATTCGTTAAACGGAGTAACAGAGACTACGGTCCCATCAACAGTAAGCATTTATGGTGGTCTGGATGCGGTAGAAGCACAAGCGTATGGTATCGCAGAATACTCTGGCTATTATATTGCAGAAAATGGACTGAAATGTAAAAATGCAGGAATTCCATTAGTATATGGCGCCAATGGGGTAACAAGGCTAGAACCCTATACAGACGCATCTTTGATAATTCCAGGAAAAGGTTTTTTAAATAAGTCTGGTCAATATAACGACTATACAGTTGAATTCTGGGCAAGGATAGAGTCAAACACCTTAACGCCATTTAAGATTTTTGGACCGATTGCATCCGATGACGGACTGTATGTAGAAGACGGATTCTTAACGTTAGTTATTGGAAATCAGTTTGCTTCTCATTTTGTTGGTGAATGGTTTAGACCAATGTTAATTCATATTCGTTTAATTAGAAACTCAGCATCATTATTAATAAACGGAGAAGAGGTATTATCTTTATCTTTTGATACATCCACTCTTTCTTTACCAGAAGAACTTGATGGAAATGGAGATGATCAAGACTGGCTTGGTTTTTATGCACATGCAAACGTATACCCTTTTGAAATTGATTGTGTTGCAATTTATTCTTATCAGGTTCCAGTTACGGTTGCAAAGCGCCGATGGGTATATGGACAAGGGGTTATATCTCCAGAAGGAATTAATTCGGCGTATGGAGGAATAACTGCATTCGTAGACTATCCATTTGCTGACTATACCGCAAACTATAACTATCCAGATTTTGCAAAATGGAACCAAGGAAGTTTTGATAATTTGACCACAACTGCAACAAGTTTAAGAACACCAGAATACTCATTGCCTGAAATATTTTTGGACGGTAAAACACTAGAAGAATTATACGAAGATAACCAAGATATACAAGATAACGAATCTGGCCCATTTATTGAAGACAAATTTTTATCTTTTAGGCCAAACAACACATGGAATTCTAAAAACACTTATATTAATTTTGACAAGTTTAACGTTTTGGCAAACCAAGTTGATGCCTTTTATGGTGTTTTTAGTTCTCATGATTTAGTTTCTGAACAGATATTGTTTAAAATATATAATCCCATAACTGGAAATTATTTTTCTATTATTAAAGATGCTGATGAGATTAAATATTCTTTAACTTATAATGGAGACACTGAATTACTTTTTACATCAGACCCAATAACGGCCAACAACATTTTTTCAGTAGGTTTTAACCTAAGAAGTATTTCTGACAATTTTGGTGGAAGCGTAAGTTCATTTTTTGGAAATCAAAATTCTTTAAAAATGTACGTAGGGGGAGATGATTCTGGAGAATATTCTTTTACTGGAAGAATTTATTCTGTAGGCATCTGTAGTGCAACAAATTTTTCTAAAATGTCAGATAGTTTTGACGAAGACGGAATTGTTATTTTAAGCGATGGCTCAGCGTTGATTTCTCACACAAGCAGTTATACGCTCTTGCCTTCTGAAGCATATCAAAAATATTTTCTAGACATAGGTGTTGCTGGATATTGGCAAGACTATCTACCACTTTCTTATTTTGGGCAGTTTGTAAAAAATCAAGATGGTGAAGAGTATTACGACTTAGATTTTTTACAGTTTAACTTAGGATATCCGACTACTACAACATTAAGTGAAGAATCTGGAAACGCTGGATATTATTATGATACAACTGGAGCACAAATAAAAAGTTATGTTACTTTTCAATATGTTTATGATGGAGCCAATATTGTAACGCCGTTTGCAAACGATCAAGCATTAAATCAATATAAGGTTGTTGACATGAGCGAATATGAGGATTGGGACAGCACAAGGTTTGAAGTATTAAATAATACTTTAATTTATCCTATTAAAACAGAAAACTTTAATGAACTTGCAATTGTGTACAGTCTTGAATTTAATAGTCGTGGTATCTTAACCAAGCCAATATTATTGAATAAGTTACAGTTAACGTCTCAAGCATTTAACAACAATTCGTCCAATCCTGTTGGAACAAGATTTGGTGTAGATCTATTTCCATATAAGAAAAATGGAATATATTTTGATTATAAAACAAAAAATCCATTTAGCATATACAAAGAAAGCACTCCATATTTATATTTAACAAAAACATCTGGACTGGAGGTACGTGGAGAACTTAATGCTTTGGAAAATCGTGGACTCTCCCTTCCAATCAACAAAGAACTTGCAACTTCCTACAAAGTAAGCGCCATGCAACTATGGCTTAGATATGATCAAGATGTTTTTCCAGAAACAGCAACAGAAATATTTGAAATTAATCATAAAGATGGCACACTAAGGTTTTATATTCAGGCCAATAGTTCTAGTATGGATAGGGCAAGGGTATTTGTTTTAAATGAAAACGGGGTTGAATATAACGGAGTTGCATTTTATTTAAACGGCAACCTTGTGAGAGAGCCAGTTTTGTCGCTTAAAGAATGGTCATCTATTGGTATTTCATTCTTAACATCCCTGATATATAATTCATATTTAGGAAATATAAATATTACAGGGCCAGTGTTGTTTAATAATCTTGCATATTATCAAGCAAATAGCCTACAAGAGGTTGAAAGTAGAACTTTTAGGCCATGGATAAAGGTTTTAACAGACGGAATTACAACCTTTGATTGGCAATTCTGGAGGAATAACTTTAACTGGGAAGGCATGTTGGTAATAGGATCATCAGAGTTTTACGGAATTAATCCATTAGACATTTATAAGACGTACATAGGAACGAATAAAATTATAGTTGATGACGGCGAGGGTCTAGTGTATCAGCCTGAAAAATTAAAAATATACTCAGAAATAGAATGGTCAAGCACCATCGCTACACCAGTATAATCTGCTATACTTGTGGTTATGGAATCACTAATAAACCCAAAAACTGGTAAGCCCTATGTACAAAATGTTCGTCGTAAGGTAATAGATAAGCAATATGACTGGGGTCTTTACGTATATAAGAAGTCCAATGGAAAATGGTTTACAGATGACACTGGCTCAATTTTAAATATTCCTTCCGATCGTGGTGACCTGTTCAAGATTTCTCAATTAAGAGAGGCCGCCATGCATTATGGGGATGACGGAGAGGGCAAGGCAATTTTTGTTCCTGGTCTTACCAGAATCAGTGAGGAAGAGTATTCTGAGCAAAAAGAAAGAATGAAGGAAGGGCTAATTCCTTCAATGAATGATTTAGGCGCCTGGCATGCAGCACAACAAACATTAGATAAGTATGGAAAGGATGCCATAAATGAGTGATGAGCAAGAGTACATTCGTGCAGGGCTTAATACGCAAGACAAAGAAGAAAGCCCTTTTAAAAATCAAGATCCATTTAATAAGAGTTGGGAAGATTTAAAAGATTATTCTGGACTAGATCAAAATTTTCGTCGCAGAACAACCCGTAATTTATCAAAATATATTAGTCCAGAAACGAATCAGGCATATTTAAATGCAGCAAATGTTACACCTTCAGGGGTAGACGCTTCATCAAAAGCCATTAATCCTGGCACGGTATACAGAAATGGATATGGACTATTTGATGTAATTACTCCTCCATACAACATGTATGAATTAGCAAACTTCTATGACACATCATTTGCCAATCACGCTGCTATTGACGCCAAGGTAGAGAACGTAGTTGGCCTTGGATATCGTTTTGATGTTTCAGATAGGACTATGTTGAGGTTTGAAATGAATGAGGATCAGGCAGCAGTAGATCGTGCTCGTAATCGCATTGAAAGAGCAAAGATACAGTTACGTGATTGGCTAGAAAATTTAAACGACGATGACAGTTTTACAAAAACTATGGAAAAGGTTTATACAGATCTTCAGGCAACAGGTAATGGATTTATTGAAATAGGCAGAACAGTGGCTGGAGATATTGGCTACGTTGGACATATTCCAGCAACGACTGTTCGTGTGCGCCGTTTGCGTGACGGCTTTATTCAAATTATTGGCCAAAAGGTGGTTTATTTTAGAAACTTTGGAGCAAAAAATGCAAATCCTATGGGCACAGACCCAAGGCCAAATGAAATCATTCATCTTAAAGAGTATTCCCCTTTAAATACATTTTATGGAATTCCAGACATTATTGCAGCAATGCCATCTTTAATTGGGGATCAGTTAGCATCTCAATATAATATTGACTATTTTGAAAACAAAGCAGTTCCAAGATATGTGGTAACACTAAAGGGTGCAAAACTATCGGGTGACGCTGAAGATAAAATGTTTAGGTTTCTGCAGACTGGCCTTAAGGCTCAATCACACAGAACCCTATATATTCCACTTCCTGGAGATACAGAGGGAAATAAAGTTGAGTTTAAGATGGAGCCAATTGAAAATGGTATCCAGGACGGTTCATTTAAAGAATACCGCAAACAAAATCGTGATGATATTTTAATTGCTCATCAAGTTCCTATTTCAAAGTTAGGTGGTGCAGATTCTTCAGGAGTTGCAGCAGCACTTTCTCAAGATCGTACATTTAAAGAGCAGGTATCTCGTCCAGCGCAAAGACATTTAGAAAAAGTGGTAAATAAGATTATTAGAGAAAAAACAGACGTTCTTGAACTAAAGTTTAATGAGTTAACCCTGACTGATGAAATCGCACAGTCTCAAATTATTGAAAGATATGTAAAAACACAGGTTATGACGCCAAACGAGGCTCGTGAAAAATTAGACTTGCCACAAAGAGCAGATGGCGATGATCCATTTGTTATGTCTCCAAGACAGGCAACCGATGCCAGGGCAAATTTAGCGGGGACTCGTCAAAGGGATTCAGAAAGAACAAATAATAACTCTGACTCACCAACCACTGTCTCTGGTCGTAATCCACAGGGTGAAGGAAGATCGTCTCAATAGTTGAGAAAACTATATAAACCAGTGCTATAATTATAACGTTATGTTAATAAACAAGGCTCATTGGGAAACTAAAGGTGACAATGTTCGCCTTTCAATGCCCATTGGAAAGATAGATGTTGAACGCCGTATGGTGTCTGGTTTTGCAACCCTTGACAATATTGATAAGCAAGGAGATATTGTAACCACAGAGTCTAGCATAGAGGCTTTTAAAAATTTTCGTGGTAATCTTCGTGAAATGCACCAGCCAAGCGCTGTAGGAAAGATTGTTTCTTTTAAAGAGGACAAGTATTTTGATCCAAATGACAAAAAATTTTATAGCGGAGTTTATGTATCCGCCTATGTTTCTAAGGGTGCACAAGACGCCTGGGAAAAGGTTTTAGACGGAACGTACACTGGGTTTTCAATTGGTGGCAACATTAAGACTTGGGATGATGCCTATGACGAAAAAATTGATAAAACAATCCGTGTAATTAAAACATACGAATTATATGAATTATCTCTTGTAGATAATCCAGCAAATCAATTTGCAAACATTGTTTCTATTGAAAAGGTAAATGGACAAAATGTTGTAGATGGCTATTTGTCAAAAACAGAAATTGAAAACGTATTTTGGGATTCAGAAAACGGCATCATTATGGTTTCAGATTCTGACTCAGTAACAAGTCCAATAACTGGAAACAAAATGCAAAACATTGGTTTTATAGAAAAGAACGATAAAGATAATGCAGAAATGATAAAATTCTTAGTTGATAGTGCTAAAGGCATTAATGCAATTAAGATTACTAAGGAGGTAAATCTAATGACAGAATCAACAGAAGCAGTTGTAGAAACTGTAGTTGAAAATGCAGAGGTTGCTCCAGGGGCACAGCCAGCAGAGGTAAATGCAGAAGCAGCAACAGAGGTTGTTGCAGAAGAAACAGAAACCCCTGCAGTCGTTGAAGAGGCACCAGCAGTTGAAGAACTTGCTATTGCTAAATCAGACGATGCTAGTGCAGACTCTTCGGTTGCAACAGCAACAGTTGAGGTAGAGAATGTAGTAGAAAATTCTATTGCAGACGTTAAAGAAGAAGTTGCTAAAGCAGTTTCAGAAATTAATACTTCTCTTACTAATGCCTTTGGCGATCTTGCTGCAACTATCAAATCTCTTAATGAGAAGGTAACAGCAGTAACAAAATCTCTTGATGCAGTAACAGCAGATGTTAACGGCATTAAGGGCAACTTTAACGAGTTTGGCAAGCGTGTAGATCTTGTAGAAAAAGACACCGCTTTCCGCAAGTCTGGCGATCTAGGCGAGATCGTACAGGAATCACCACAAGTGGTTCAAAAATCCCTATGGGGCGGTCGTTTCCTCACATCAACCGACCTATTTAACTAAGGTAAAAATCACTAGGAGGTGAAAATAATGTCGGAACAAAACACAAACATAGAAAAAAACTATCCAAGTTCTAGTGCACCAGCGAGTGATATCAACTCAGAAGGTTCATTAGTATCTGGAGGTATAGGTAGTGCAACAGGTCTGGACTCTGCAGGAGCGTCTGTAGGTTCACAACTTGGTAACACTGCTACTGCAGCCTTCGGTGCAACAACTGGAGCAAACGCAGTAAATCCAACAGGTGTTGCAGGTGGTATTCTAGCCCCTGAGCAAGCACGTCGTTTTATTGACTACGTGTGGGATGCAACTGTCCTCGCTAAAGATGGCCGTCGTGTCACCATGAGAGCAAACACCATGGAAATTGAAAAAGTAAACGTAGGTGAACGTGTAATTCGTGCTGCTGCTCAAGGAGCACCAGACTATACAAACATCGGCGCAACATTTTCAAAAGTTGAGTTAACAACCAAAAAGATTCGTCTTGATTGGGAAGTATCAACTGAAGCACTTGAAGACAATATTGAAGGTGGAGCACTTGAAGATCATCTAGTTCGCTTGATGACCAATGCTTTCGCAAACGATATTGAAGATCTTGCTATCAACGGTCTCGGTACAGGTAATGACGCATTCCTTTCAATTATGGCAGGATTCGTCAAGCAAACTCGTGGAACAGTCGGAAACGACGCTCACGAATATGCTGCAACTGTTGCAGACAACAACTACACCACATCAGTAATGCAAGGCTTGCTATTAGCAATGCCTCGCAAGTATCGTGCACTTAAGTCAAACCTTAAGTTCTACGCAGGTACTGATGCTTTTGCTGGTATCGTTCGTAACAACGGTACACTTGCAGACGCCATCTCATCAGCATTCGCTGATCGTGTTGGTAGCACACAAGCAAATCGTCAAGAATTCCTTGATGGTGGAGCGCAGACACTAGGTAACTCACGTACAACTCGTGTACTTGGTGTAGATGTTCTTGAGGTTCCTTACTACCCTGCAGGATATGTTGATTTAACATTCCCTCAGAACCGTGTATGGGGCTTCCAGAGAGACATCACTGTAAACCGTGAATACAAGCCAAAGAAAGACACAATTGAATACACAGTATTCGTACGCTTTGGTATTCAATGGGAAGAACTAGATGCCGTCGCTTATGTTGACGCAGACAGTGCTGATTCCTAAAATATAACAATCACGTACTAGGGAGGGCGGCATAAAAACCGTCCTCCTTATTGTTATTCTGGTATAATTACAAATGAGTACAGGAGAATTATGAACACAACAATGGAAGAACTATCAACTAAAAGCGTACTAGCATTAAAGTCATATGCTAAAAAAAATAATATAGAACTTTTTGAAGCAAGCACTAAACTTGAAATTTTGGAAATTATTGCTAGTTGGTTTCCACCAGAGACAAAACAAGAAGAAGTAGAAGAAGTAGACAAGGCAAAAACTTTAATTAATAAGGTGGCCTTATATTCAGATAAAAATCTTCACATGGATAATTTGGGTGCATTAAAGGTGGGATATAACATAGTATCAAAGGAGGCATCGGAAAAGTGGCTGACTCATAGGCTAGTGCGTGTAGCATCGCCTGAAGAAGTAGCATCTTATTACCGTAAAGACTAATGTCAATAGTACTTCGCTTACCACCATACCCGCTTTCCGTAACCTATAAGGTTCCAGATGAAACAGCAGACTATATTCTTGTCATTGAAGATGTTCCAGAACAGACAGAAATTGAAGAATTTATTAGCGGAGAATCTGGATTAACATCTTCTTCAGAAGGAACAATTACTTATGAGTTAAGTGGAGATTTTGTAAAATACGACAAATCTTATGCAGTCACTGTTTATGAAGATATTGATGGAGAGCGTGGGGACATTGTAGTTGAAGATAATTTACAGGTTGAGCGCCCATATATAAATCCAACAGAACTAGCAACTGCAAACAATGAAACATCTGCAACAGATATTGCCAAGTATAAAGAATATGAATCATTGGCAAGGGCAATTATTGATACAGTTGTTGGCGGATTTTATTATAGACGTAAATATCTTGAGGTAGTTGGACAAGAAACAGATTACATTCCACTCTGGGACAGAACACATAAAATTTTAAAAGCATATGAAAATGCAGAACTGGTCTATGACTCAAGCGACACCGAAGACGGCCCAGCATTAGGAGACTTTAATTACTTAATTACTAAAGATAAAACTGCAATTACAAAAGACCCAGTGCAGTCAATAGATTCTTTAAATAGAGCGGAAAGACGTCCAGCAAGAATTCCAGTGGCTTCTTCAGATTCATTTGCAATATTTGATACAGAAGATAGCGGAAATGTTCAAACTATAACTGCTGGCGTAGGATTTCCAAACGGAACAGATTATATTTTCTTGTTAGAAACAGGTTATAAAGTAGTTCCTATTGATATTCAAGATGCTACAAAGTTATTAATTAATGATATCAAGTGTGGCAAATTAGATTATTACAAGAGATATGTAAAAAACTACAGCACTGATCAATTTAAAATTGAGTACGACAAAAGAATGATTGAGGGTACTGGAAATATTATTGTAGACAAGATTTTGTCTAAATATGTTGATAATATTGTTCGTCCTGGAGTTTTATAATGAACTCTTGCGAAGTTACAGACTTTATGTATCCAATGAAAGCCGATATATATTTTCCAATTCTTACACAGGGAGATTATGGTCAACCTAAAAAAGACTGGGTTTACGATAGAACTGTAACCTGCAATGCAACCTCAGTTGGTGGACTAGGAACGGAAGACATCAAACCAGAAACATTTTTACAATATGAAAATAAACTTATTGCAAGAACTCAAAATGACCCCAGACTTTCTTCAAATAATTCTAACAACGCAACAACAAACATACTTGTGACAAACGTAAGAGATGCAAGCGATAACATAATTTATAAAGAAACCGCTGGGCCAAGATCTGGCAGGGGAACTATTTATGAAATAGCAACAATTGAGCCATTTGCAGGACCATTTGGGTCTATAGAGTATTACAAAATGTTGTGGCGCAGGACTGAAAATCAAACTGTGGGTGACTAATGATAGTTAGAATGAATACAAAAATTTTTGATAAGCAAATGAGAAACATTGTTGATTATTCTATTGGATTTTTAGACGGCATTCATAAAGGTAAAAAAATATTTTTAGATAGATTGGGCGTTGGAGTAATTCAAGCCTTAGCACAATATGTTGATGTTGAGGCAAGATCAAATCCAAAAGCACTGCATCACATTTACGAATGGAATCAGACTGGCAGTCCAAATGCAAGGCTGTTTGATTTAAAGTATACTGTTAGCAATCTTGGACTATCTATTAATTCTTCATTTAGACAATCAAGAACGGTGTCAGAAAACATGACGGTACCATTTTATGATAAAGCAAAAATTATGGAAAACGGTATTCCAGTCACTATTACACCCACTAAATCCAGTGTGTTGAAATTTAATGGTCCTACTGGAGAGGTATTTACAAGAAAGTCTATTAAGGTAGACAGTCCTGGTGGAGAGATGGTTTATGGAAGTTTTGAAAAAACTGTAGATGAGTTTATGTTAAGATATTTTAAACAATCATTTCTAAAGGCTTCTGGTATTTATGATTATATTAAAAAACCAAAACTTTATAAGACAAACATAAGGGCTGGATCAAGAGCGGGTAGAATGAAGGGCCTTGATACAGGCTTTAAATGGATTGCTAATGCAACAATTGGGGTAGAATAAGACTATGAGTATACTAACAGACACTGGTTTTCCACCTACATTTTTAAATAGATATGTTTTGTCTGAATTAGCATTTTATGGTTTAGTGGCAGAGTCAGATCTTTTAACACCAAGCCCCATGGTTCCAGCACAGTTTCCAACAAATATTGAAGATCTATACAACGATAGTATCCAAATCAGGCAAACAGAAAGTCCAGTTCTTATTGTTTACGATAGGTTGATGAGATTTAGGCCTACCCCGTTTTATGCTCACAAACGAGAACAACTTATATATTTTGTATATTCTACAGATGTAGGCAAGTTGATAGATTCTGTGCGTGTTATTTCAAATGCCCTTGATCGTGAAGACGCTTCAGCCCAAGATATAAACTCCTATAGCATTTCAAACCCAATACTAAACTCCGCTGGAGAGGTATCTATTCCATATAACATTTATTTTCACAATACCAGGGTATATCAGGCAGACGAAAGCAGGGACGTAGCAGAGTTAGCATCGGCAAGAACCCTTTTTGTTAACAAACTGATTATTGAGTATGACTATCACATCAAGACTGAGCCAGATTCTAGATATACATAAACAGCGGTATAATAGGTTTTGAGGAAACACGCCAAACAACTTAATATACTTTATGAAAGAGGTGAAATAATATGCCATATAGCCGTGGTACGTCAAACAACATTATCGTTGGTGCAGCAGCACTTTTCGTTGCTGATACAACTCTAACTCCAGGTACACTGGAGGCTTTTGATGCAAGTGAATCTTTTAAGGATACACTAGCAGAATCAGCAGATTATACTAACGTAGGTTATACCATGAACGGTCTAGAAGTGCAGTTCCAACCAGACTTCGGTGAAGTCCAGGTAGACCAAATTCTTGACGTTGCAAAACTATATAAGCAAGGTATGCAGGTTAATCTTGCTACCGCTTTTGCTGAAGCAACACTAGAAAACTTGCTTCTTGCATTAGCATTCTCTGATGCACAACTTACAGGAAACAAGGCAGCATCTACAGGTCAGACACTTAATCTATCTGCAGGTGAACTTGGAGAATGTCCAGTAGAACGAGGAATCGTTGCTGTTGGACCAGGAACTGGAGATTGCGACAACTCTGACTCTGTTGAGCGTGTTTACACAGCATATCGTGCTCTATCAATTGAGAACGTAACTGTATCCGCAAAGCGTGACGAAGCGTCAATGTTTGAAGTTTCATTCCGTCTTCTTCCAGAAGATGCGTCAGGATCATACGGTAAGATCGTAGATCGTACATTTGGTCAATCATAATCTAATTTTAGATTAAACAAAAGCCCATCTCTTATGAGGTGGGTTTTTTGTTTTGCCTGTGATAGAATAGATAAATCATGGCAACAACAGTTTATCAAAATAAAGTAATAAATCTTATTGATGGAACAGAACTAGAGATTATTCCATTAAAAATAAAATATCTCCGTGAATTCATGGAGGCTTTTGAAAATGTAAAAAATGCCAAAGACGATGACGAAGCAATAGACTGTTTGATGGAATGTGTTAGAATTGCCATGAAACAATATTATCCAGGCATAATGTTAAAAAGAGATGACATAGAAGACAGTTTTGATATGCCTACAATATATTCAATTTTAGATGTTTCTGCAGGAATTAAGATAAACAAGAGTTCAGAAGAAACTGTTAAAAATCAAGCAACAGAAAGTGGATCAACCTGGTCTGATTTAGACTTAGCAAAAATTGAGGCTGAGGCATTTTTATTGGGTATCTGGAAAGACTATAAAGAATTAGAAGAGTCTTTATCTATGCCAGAATTAATGGCCACGCTTGCTAGTCGCAGAGAACTTGACTATGAAGAAAAAAGGTTTCTTGCTGCAATTCAAGGGGTAGATTTAGACAAACAGTCTGGATCTTCACGAGGACAAAAAGAATGGGAAGATATGAAGGCCAGGGTCTTTAGTAAGGGTGCAACAGGTGATAGTAGAGATATCTTAGCGCTTCAAGGACAAAATGCCAAAAAAGCAGGGTTTGGTATTGGAATGGGTCTAGAGTACGAAGATCTAACAAAATAAAATACTAAAAAATAAAGAGTCATCATGCTATAATTAACATAGCCTATAGGAGGAAAAATCAATGGCAACAAGCACGTATGAAGAGGTAGAACTAGTTCTTTTGGATGGTACAAAGATTAAAGCAAGACCGCTTAAAATCTCATTACTTCGTCCATTCATGAAGAAATTTGCAGAACTAGCAGAGGTGGCAGAAGATAATGACAAGTCAACAACTGTCCTTATTGATTGTGTTCAAATTGCTATGAAACAATATAAGCCAGAAATTGCAGAAGATGCTAAAAAGTTAGAAGAAAATATTGATCTTCCAACAGTTTATAGAATCATTGAGTCTGCTTCAGGGGTAAAACTTCAGGATGCAAATGCACTCTTGAACACAGTTCTTGCAAACAACTAAACAATGAGGTGACAAATGAGTGATGTTAATGCCAGAATTGGCGTACAAATTGATACGTCGCAGGCGTTAGCGGAACTTAAAAGTTTACAGCGACAGTTAGCACTATTCCATACTTCAGTATCAAAGGGTAGTGCTTCTGCTGCTGCTCAACAGCGTAACATGCAGCAGAACCTGCTGAACTCAATAAATGCTACTGGTAAGTTTTCAGCACAGATGGGTGTTATTCAAACATCCACAGAATCTTTTACAAGTGCTCTTGAAAAAAATAAGTTATCAATGAGAGAATACTTTCGCTTTGCGGGAGGCTCTACAAAAACATTTGGAAGATTATTTAAAGCAGAATTTGACACAATTGGCAAGGTAGCCCAAGATCGTGTAAGAAGGTTACAAACACAGTATATTAAACTAGGCCGTGATGCAAGCGGTTCTATGAAGGCTATTTCTGTTACTCCAACTAGTGTAAATATGAAAGACTTTGGTACACAAGTTGCAGTAGCAGCACAAAAACAAGCATTGTTTAATCAATTACTAAAGCAAGGATCAACCAATCTTCTAAATTTTGGTAAGAATACTCAGTGGGCTGGTCGTCAGTTGATGGTTGGTTTTACAATCCCCCTTGCCTATCTTGGAACTGCTGCTGCTAAAACATTCATGGATCTTGAAGCACAAGCGGTTAGGTTTAAGCGTGTATATGGAGATATCTTTACCACAACAGAACAAACAAACGAGGCTCTTGAAAATGTAAGACAACTTGCAGAATCATTTACTAAATATGGAATTGCAGTTGTAGATACTATGAAAATGGCAGCAGATGCTGCAGCAATGGGTAAGACTGGAGCAGACCTTACTGCACAGGTTGCACAGGCTACTAGACTTGCCGTTCTTGGCGGGGTAGAACAAGGACAAGCACTAGAAACAACCATATCTATTACCAACGCATTTGGTACAGCAGCAGAAGATTTAGCAAAAAAGATTAACTTTCTTAACGCCGTTGAAAACCAGACAGTGGTTTCTATTGAAGACTTAACTATTGCAATTCCTAAAGCAGGTCCAGTTGTTAAGCAACTAGGAGGAGACGTTGAAGACTTAGCATTCTTCTTAACTGCTATGAAAGAGGGTGGAATTAATGCATCAGAAGGCGCTAACGCATTAAAGTCTGGTCTTGCAGCATTAATTAATCCTACAGAAAAAGCAAACAAAATGCTTTCTGACATGGGAATTAACATTAATGCAATTGTTGAAAGTAATCAAGGAGATATTCAGGGAACAGTTATAGACTTTGCAAGAGCATTAGATACCCTAGATCCACTTAATCGTGCTCGTGCCATTGAACAATTATTTGGTAAGTTTCAGTTTTCGCGTTTATCAACTTTGTTTCAAAACGTAATTAAAGATGGAACACAAGCATCAAAGGTTCTTGGACTAACAACAGACTCTGTTGAACAACTTGCAATAATGTCCGAACGAGAACTTGGAGTTTTAGAGGATGCAGTTGGAACTAAGTTTAAAAAGGCAATGCAAGACCTTAAATTAACACTTGAGCCAATTGGTAAAACATTTTTAGAAGCAGTTACTCCAATTGCACAATCAATTGCAGGCCTATTAGATAGGTTTAATAATCTTGGAGACGGCACAAAAAGGTTTATTGTAATTGCAACAACATTGGTTGGCATTATTGGTCCAGTATTGTTAATGACTTTCGGTTTGTTGTTAAATGCGGTTGCAAATGGTATTAAATTATTTGCGGTAATGCGTACAGGTTTTCTAAGGCTTGGCGGAAATAGTAAAATTCTTGCAGAGCAAACAAACTATTTGTCAGCGGAACAGTTTGAGGCTGCCACAGTAGCAGCATCGTTAAACCAGGCACATAGCAGACTTACACAACAATTTAATATTGAAGCATCTGCAGTTAGATTACTTCGTCAGGCATATATTGATGCAACCGTAGCAGCAGCAAACTTTGCTAGGACAAATCCAGGAATGATGATTCCTGGCAGAGGAGGTGCACCAAAGAAATTTGCAAGAGGAACAACATCTGTACCAGGAAGTGGAAATAAAGATAATGTACCTGCAGTGCTTATGCCTGGAGAAGCGGTAATTCCAACAGATATTGCACAAGATCCACAATACCAGCCAATTATTGAAGCAATGATGAATGGAACATTACAAGCATTTGGTACTGGTACCGATGATGCTCAGCCTTTTAAAAATTCTCCACAATTTAAACCAAAAATGGATTTAAGCGGACCTTCATCACAGGTTCTTAATACTAACCCAGGTCAAGTAAACAATCTTGTTCTAGGTAGGTCAGCATTTACAGAAACTAACGAAGCCTTTGCTGCAAGAAGCGCAGCACTGCTTGAAAAAATGAATGCTAAAAAAACTCAAGCAACACAAAACTTGGTGTTTGGACATGCCGTAGATAGAAGACAAGTTTCTGGAGAAAAGGTTTCAGAACAATTTAGAAGACTTGGTTTTGGAAGAGAAAACATATATACTTCTGTTGGCTTTGACATTCCTAAAGAAATGAATGCACAACTGAATAGAAAGAATTCAACAGTTCGTGCTGGAGATTACAGAAGAGCACTTCTTGATGATAACTCTTTAAGAACAATGACACAAAATCTTATTAAGCGAGGAATACCAAATAAAGAGGCGTTTAGAGTATCAAATCAAATTAGAGCAAATTTGTTAAAATCTTTAGGTTCTTTACCAGACAATGCTTTAGTTAATGATAAAATGATTTACTCTAGAATGGGTAACGAAAGAACTGGAATCATGGGGGCGCTTGCTAAATCTGGAGATCCAGTAATATCTAGAGCAGCAGCATCTTTACTAGGTGGAGTGTCTTCAAGCGCAGTTGGTGGATCGTCAATTGTAACAAATAAATTAAAGCCAATTGATGATGTAATTAAGGCAGTACAAAAAACTCGTTCAAACCCAGTGTTAGTTAAAAAATTAATTGAATTAAAGAAACTTAATCCAAATTTACAGGTTCCTACTAGACTAAATGATGCAGGTGAAATCGTTGCTTATAGAAGACCTGAAATAACAGGTGGGAAAGTTACAAAAAATAATGTAATTAATGCATTGATTGATGGAAAATTTAAATCACAAAGAGAGTTTTTAGGTGGAGGACGACAGGTTCTCAGGGTCACTAAATCATTAAATGATGCTTTTGATAGACTAATTGGCAAACAACCTCAGAGAGAAACAGTTGCTGTTAGGGCTAGGGGAGAATACAAGGTTGACTCAAAAGGCAATTTAACACCTTTAACAGGACAAAATACTTCAAGAAAGCCAGCCTCTGTTGGAACAACCAGTAGAAATGTTTCAGACAATAGAACAACAACCCTTGGTCCAAACGAAACCATAGTTCAAAGGATGAGAAGGCTACGTGGTTTTGCAAATGCACCACAGGTTGATCCAAGAACTGGAAGCACTACACTTGGAGAAATATCTCAATCAGCAAGACTATCTCGTGCTCAATTATTGGCAGCAACAGAAAAGATAAGTTTAAATGAAGCCAAAAAACGTATAGCAGCAGAAGGCAAACTAACAAGTGCAATGAATGAGTCTACAGAGGCTCAGAAAACAACAAAACAAAAGTTATCCGATTTTAGTTCAAAAGCAAGCCTTGGCATAGGTGCAATTTCTGGACTTACAATTGCAGCATCTTTTGCTGGTGGTAAGTTAGGAGAAACTGCTCAAACCTTAATGCCTTTTGTTTTTGGATTGCAGGGTATAGTAGCACTACTTCCACTACTTGCAAATCCTTTTGTTGCAATGATTGCTGGCCTTGCTCTTGTTGGAGGAATACTATTTAAAATGGCTAAGGACATAGAAAAAGCAAGACAAGAAGGAATTGCTCTTGCTAATGCTATGTCTATGACATCTAAAAAGTTGGTAGATTTATCGGTTATTTCTGGAACAGTTAGTGCAAGTGAAGAGGCTGCAAGAAGAAGACAAAATATTGTTTCTGGAACGGTTGAGGGACAAAGACAATTTGGGCAAAATGTACTTGATAGTGAATTTGGAAAACAAATACTTGCTGACATAGAAACTCAGTCTAAGAGTGGTAAGTCAATTAAGGAAATATCTCAAAATCTTGCAAATAATTTAGCGGTTGCAGTTGCACAAGGGGCAGTAACAACAACTCAAGCAAGAAGTATTGCTGCAGCACTTGGAGAAAGCCTTGGAAGTTATGAGATTCCAGCCTTGGTCAGTGGAAAACTTACAAGTTTAATTGGTCCTAACGGTGAAAACCTTGCATCAGATCCACTACAGGTAACACTACAAATACAAAAAGAGTCCATGCAAAGGCAGTCTGATTCATTTAAAACCGCAATTGAAGGCGCTATCAGTGAAGCAACAGCCCCAAATGTATTGGCTAGGGTTGCTGGATTTGGATTAATAGCAACAGGAATTGCAGCAACAGTTCTTACTGGAGGAGTTGCAGCAGGAGCGGGAATTGCAGCAGCAGGCGCAGGAGCAATGATGCTGGGCGAGGCAGATTCCAATAAGAGAAAAGCCGTCAATGTTAAACTTGCAGCAGCAGCAGTTGAACTTGGAATACAGGAAGTAGCACAAAATCAAGGACTTGTAGATTCACTAAATAAACAATACGATATAAAATTAAAGTCTGCAAAAACAGAAGAACAAATAAAAACAATTCAGGATGAGAGAAAAAATGCTCTTGATCAACTAAATGCAAGTAATGCAAATGCGTTAAGTTTATTAGTAAGTCAAAGAGATCAGTTGGGCGAAGAGGCATTTACAAAAGGCATTAAGGCTGCAGCAGACGTAATGTATAAAGAAGGTCCAATGGCTGTCTTTAAAGATCAGGCAATAGAGGCCTTAAATGAATTAGAGAAGTCAGACTTTAAAACAAGACTACAGATAGGACTTGCTTCTGGACAAGTTGGCCCTGCTGTAATTGCAAAAATTCTTTCAACTGCAGCAGGAAATAAAGGATTTGAAACATCATTTAATCTTTTAGTTGATAAGCAAGGGCTTGCAGATGCTGCATTGATAGCACAACTATTGCCATCCCAAGGCGCTACAGACGAAACAAGATCCCTCATGCTTAGGTATGTTAATAGCGATACCGAAGATTTTGATAAAGACATGCAGGCTTTAAGTTTCTTGAATCAAATAAATCCTACGTATGGGATTACTCTTGATCTCAAGGCCAATGGAATACAGCAAATTATTAACACAACAAATGCATTAAAGCAAATTGAAACATTGCCAGATGTGTTAACAAAAGATGTGGTCGCAAAACTTGCTGAAGAAAAGCCAGGAGAATGGAAAGCATTTTATGATCAATGGACCATATTGTCTGAAGGCAAAGATACTGTAAGTAAAAACTTAAAGGTTGCCTTTGATGTTGTATCCAACGATCCTAACTTTAAAGGCTTTGGCTCTGCTGCTGGCAAAAGTGCAGCAGAATTAATTGCAAAAGGTGGAACATTGCTGGGACCAGTTCCAGGAGGCGACATTGTTGATGATCCTAACGCTAATAAAAATAGGAACACAACTTTAGACGAACTATTAAAAAGACTTAAATTTATTCGTAAAGCATCTATTGATGCTCAGGGTGGGGTAAAAGAGTTATTAAAAATAACCAGCGGTCAAGGTTTACAAAAATTTGGCGGAGTAATGCAACAGTTAATGGCTGGAGCAAAGGGTGGGGCAAGTAGAGAATTTATTTCATTCCTAGAAAGCCTAGACAATAAAACTCGCAAGACATACATGAATATTAAAAATGGCGAGGTAGTTTTAACAAAACAAGGAAAAGCACTTAAAGAGGCATTTAATGAAAAGGTTATAGGTGAGTTTCAGGTTACTCAGGCTCAAACAATTCAAGATACTCTTGCACAGCGAGCAGCACTATTAAGACTAAAGGCTGCTGGAGTAGATAATGCAACAGCCTTAGAGATGGTAGCAGATGCATCTTTAGCAGTAGCCATAAATAGCAAGAGCATCTCATCTAAAGAACTTGTTAAAATGGGCAAGGATGCCAAGAAAGCAAAAGATGAAATTAAAGATTTAAACCTTGAGGTGCAAAATCTTGGCGCAAGCGTTCAAGATAAAATTACAAACCTAAATACAGTAATAACTGCACTATCTGCAGCAAGAGCATCTGGAATAACAAGCGAAGAGTTGTTAGATTATATTGCAAGTAATCAAGAATTAGCAGATCAGATTGCAAGCAAGGGTATTAATGATCCAATAGTTCAAGACTTAATTAAAAATCAGCCCAAAATTGAAGATCTAGAAGATGCCATCGCTGGATTAAAAAATCCATTAGCAAAAATACAAAGTGATTTTGATAAGGCAAGAGAAAAGGCTGAAAGGTTCTATAACTTTCTTGAAAACCAAGCAAACAATACATATAAAAAATGGTTACAAAATACTAAAGTAACATTTGAGGGAGTTTCTTATTCAATTGAAACTGCTTTGGAAAAAGCAAAAGATAAAGTTGAAGAGTATCAAGAATCAATTGATGATGCAAGTCGTAATGTTGAGTTAGAGTTTGATCGTCCAATGGAGGCAATGAGAGAACAAATTGATGATATTCAACGCAATATTGAACTTCAGTTTGATAGGCCTATAGATGGACTTCAAAGAGAAATAAATGGTTTACAGAGACAAATTGAAGAACAATTTGACAGACCAATTCAGGCTTTACAAGATGAGTCTGGAAAGTTAGCAAATGATTTATCTATTTTAAGTCGTGTAGCAGATGAAATTAATAAAAAATATGATGCACAAGAAGAAGCCCTTAGTAAGATATCCGAACTCAATCAAGAAATTATTTCACAAGAAAAACAAAGAATCGGTCTTGCTGATGCAATTACAAGTGGAGACATTTCAGCAGCAGCACAAGCAGCACAAGATATGCGAGCCGCTGCAGCCGCTTCTGCTGTAGAGCGTTCTGGAGGGGCACTTGGACAGGCTAGAGAAGCCGAACTTGCGGGCCTACGTACTGCTGGCGGTTTGACGAAGGTACAAGCAGAAGAAAGACAGTTCCAAATATCACAACAAACTTATCAATTAGAACAAAATCGTGATGTGGTTCAGGCACAGATACTTGCAAAGCAAGATGTAATATATAGATTAGAGCAAGCAAGGGTTCCTTTGTTAGATAAAATTCGTGGCATTGAAGATCAAATCTATATCCTTCAAGAAAGAAAAGAAGATGAACTATTAAAGATTAGAGTTCTTGAAGATGAAATATATAAAATTAATGAAGAAATCATAGAGCCAATCAATAGACAATTAGATGCCAGACAAAAAATACTTCAGGCTGAAATTGATGCAATTGAAGCACAAAGAGAAAAGTGGGAAGAAACCCAGGCTGGTATTGATGCAGCAAAAATAAAGGCAGATGGTTTTGATACAACAATGGCGGGTATTGAAAGTAAAACAGCAGCAATGCTTAAGAACTGGAATGATATACAAAGCAAGGTTGTTACCCTTACAACCATACAGCAAACAATAAGTTCTGGATCTTCTTCTGGTTCAACCGTCACAGGAACAAGGGTTGTTGATGGTAGAACTGTTGTAACTGGGCTTTCCTCATCAGCATCTGGTTCAACAGTTGGTGGCAAATTTATACCAATGAATTATGGTGGCGTGGTCCCCAAATACATGGCTGCTGGTGGACGCATAGGTTCTGATAGCGTTCCAGCGATGCTAACTCCTGGAGAGTTTGTAATGAATAGAAGGGCAAGTGAACAGTTCGGCCCAATGCTGTCAATGCTAAATGAATCAAAATATCCTTCAATGATTGGAAATAGCATTGGATCACAGACTCCAGTTAATAACATTTCAAAATCTGTAAGCGACAACTCAACGGCAGTGTATAATTATAATTTAGGGTTTAACATTAATGGAAGCAACGCAAATGCAAAAGATATTGCTAACGTCGTAATGAGAGAAATCAAAAATGTTGACTTACAAAGAGTTAGGGGGCAAAGGGTCTAATGGCTACTAGTGCTTATTTAACGGGCAGACGCAGGTATACAAGACCACAGGGTATATTATGGTCAAACAACTCTGGCACCCTCTCTAATGGCCTATACGTGCCCAATGGCATAGAGGTAGGAGCCTCTACGGCAGAAACAGATCCAGATCTACTGGACCAGTTTATTATTTTGTCTGATCATAATAGGGGAGATATGCAGTTTACTACCCAAAGAATTGAACAGCGAACAAGAACAATTAATGGCCGTATGCGTTCTTATCATATTGCAGATAAATTAAGCATGTCTGTGTCATGGAACATGATTCCTTCAAGAGGGTATGCGGGTTTGGCTAATTTTAATGAATCAACAGGAATAGCACCAAGCGAAGCATCTTCAGCGGAATACACGGCAGACGGCGGTGCTGGTGGCGTAGAAATTCTTGACTGGTATGAAACACATCAAGGTCCATTTTTTATGTACCTCGCTTATGACAAATATACAAACCTAGAAGGTCAGGCCTATCAATATAGTGCTTTGAACAGATATAATCAAATAATTGAGGTTTATTTTGCAGACTTTAACTATTCAGTAGTAAAGCGTGGTGCAACAAATCACGACCTTTGGAACATATCCGTAACGTTAGAAGAAGTTTAAATGTTTGAAAGTGCTGAATTAAAAAATCATTTTGAAACATCTGCAACGATAAAAACAGAATCTTTAGTTCTGGCTGAATGGAATATGAACATGCCAGATAATATATTTAAACTTGGAAACTATAGATATAGACCTCAAGAACAAAATTCTCAATTTTTAACATTAATAAATACTTTTGACTCAGCAGATGTTGGTTTATTTTATACAGGGGCAACAGATGCAGATGTTGTTGTTGATGGTGGATTTCAAAATAATGGAACACCTCAAGCATTTACTTCAATAAAAGAAAAAACTAAATTATTGTATTCTCTAGAAGATTGTATAAAACCATTTAGACCAAGGTCTGGAATTAATAAGGCAGTATTTTTTAATGGCAAATTTTTAGCAAACTCTGGAAAAGATATTGCAAGACGACCAAGATATTATATGCCATCAAGATATGATCAATTTAAATATTGGACTTCTTTTAGAACCGAGGACGGCATTGAGCGAGGCATTGCTAAAACCATTGTTAATAATAATTACTACATAGACGACGCCGTACCTTTTGTAGTGTACAAAGAGGATGTTCCATCAAACCGAATTATTGTAAAAATGCAGACAAATGTTGGAGATATAGACCTAGGAGGGTTTACTGATATATCTAAAACATTTTCAGATCCGCTGTATGGTGATGCAAACAAAACAACTCCAACAAGATGGAAGATTCAGTATCTTGAAGAAAATAACTGGGTAGATGCTTATGTATTTACTGAAAACGATACTCGTGACAATGGACTTCCTATTATTGGTCACGATGGATATGTTGAGTTGCAGTATGGATTAAAAAATATTCCAAATAAATTTAAAGATAGTTTTGTTATAGCACAAACACTCTCTTCTTCAACATTGTTACCAGAAGAATCAACTAATGGGTACGCATATTTAGTGGTTGAAAATGAAGGAGAGGCTGGAATATTTAATGTTTGGGATTCAACCACAGAAGAATATGAAACTTTTGTGCCAGCATACGGTTGGATTTTAGGGGACGAGAGAATTGACAATAAGACAAGTTTTGTAACAGACTTAACATCGCCATTGTCCTTTACAGAAACATTAAATGGAAAAACAATCTATAGAGAGTTTCAAAATATTCGTGGATTAAGAGTTGTTGTAGAAAGAATGAACAAGTTTGACTCTACTTTTGATTTAATTGAAATGTCACCAAGACTTGTTGCCAACATATCTGACAAAGTTATAGAGTACAGTGTTAAAAAAATGCTTTCAGACCTAGGAAATTCTTCTTTACCAGTAGGACAGTTGTTGGCCTCAACTGGAAATTTATCTATATTTGATGACGATCAAGCATTGAATGATAACAACAATAATAGTATTGTTAGTGACTATATTCGTAAAAATATAAAGTTTAATTTTTATGAAAAAATATTAAATGTAAGTGGATATGATTACTGGGTACCAATTAAAACCTTGTACTCAGACGGGTTTCCACAGGCAGATGTAACTGCTGGAACATTAGACTTATACCTAAGAGACTTTTATTTCTTTCTAGAGTCTATGCCCGCCCCAAGAATGTTGGTTACAGAGGTATCCCTTAGTTATGCCATTACTTTAATTCTTGATTATATTGGTTTTAGCAACTACACATTTTACAGAAATACAGATGAGCCAGAAGCAATAATTCCATATTTTTTTATTGCGCCAGATCAAACTGTAGCAGAGGTTTTAAATCAATTGGCAGTAGCAACACAAAGCGCAATGTTTTTTGATGAATACAATAATTTTATTATAATGAGCAAAAACTATATGTTGCCAACAGAAAATGATAGAGAAACTAACTTTATTTTGTCTGGATCAAACAATCAGTCTATTAGTGGAATAATTGAAAATCAAACATCGGGAAACTTACCTAATATTTTATCAATAGCATCTGAAGATAAAAAAGTTTATAATAATGGAAAAATTAATTATACAACTAGATATATTCAAAGGTCTTATGGAAATATTCGTCAAGCAAGCATGGTTGATCAAGAAAAAACCTGGATATATAAGCCATCATTACTTTGGGAGGCATCTGGAACGGATTCAACAAAAACAATTAATGAGGTTGCGTCTAAACAATCAAAATATGTTCTTGGAGCAATGCCAATAAATTCAGATCTATCCAATAACGTTCCAACAGTGGTTAATCATAAAATTCAAAATAATGTAATAGACCTTGGAGAAAACGTTTATTGGCTTACTAGATATCAAGGATATTTTTATTCTAATGGAGAAATTATTAGATATGACGCTGCTCAATTTAATGTTACGCTTGCAATTTGGTATCCGATTCAATCGGATGGATCTTTATTAGACTCTTCGCCACAAATCGTTTTGCCTGGAAGACTGGCTCCAACTAATTTTATTGATGCTTTAGATAAGAAAGTTGCAAGTGGACAAATTACAGAGGCGCAAAAAGGACAAGAAATTCAGGGATGGAGAGCCTCACACAGACAAGGAAGCAGCAATGTCTGGATTACAAACAATCAGGAATATCAAAATTATTTTAAGTCGTTGCCATTTAATGGAAAAATATACCCTACAGGATTGGTTAGAATATACACTGTTCCATTCTATGAAGAAATTGAAGGAATTACTCGTTTACAAAATGGATCAGTTTATGAGCATGGACGTGCACAATTTGGAACATCAATCGCTACACACTCTGCAGGAATAGGCTCTTATTGGTCAAATAATGATTATGTCAGGGGCTGTGAAATGAAGACAGAGTATTTATTTACAACTACATTACTTGAAGACATATCAACACCATCAACAACAACAGGTGCAGCAGGAATTAACAATACCAAGGCAAGACAAACATCAAGAAATGGAACTATAAAAAACTTTATGTCTTCAAGTTATTCAACTGAAACGTCAGTTAATGGCACACTGTCAACGCAGTCTGGAACAATACAGTCTTCTGCTTTAGTTATGAATGGACCATCTTTTGCTACAACAGAAAATCCTATTGATTTAGTTTCATATGTTTATAAAGACTTAGACAGTGCATACAAACATTTTGGAGCCAGAATAAGAATTATTGGAAAAATTGAAAATAATGAAATTCGTAGTCAAACTCCAACAGGAAGCGTTACGTATTATCAGGTTGCTGGAGTAAGGCCAGATCAAAACGTAAACATTGCTGGAGGCTCTGGCGGTTTGGCAGTATTGCTTAATCCAGAAACAAACAACGGTTATTATTTTGAAATTGTTGCTCTAACGGAGCAAAATGTAGAGTCGTACTTAAATTTAGATAAAAACAATAGGTCTAATATTTCAATTAATAATGTAGTGTTCTATAAAATTAAAAAAAATTCTGCTAACACAGAAGCAATACCAGTAAAACTTTGGGGCGGATTGTCAAAGATTATCGTTGATGATGGTAGGTTTACAGGTCAATACAGAATGGCTGGTGAAGAAAATCCGACAGTCTATGATTTGGCAGTAGAGTATCAAGACATAGGAAAAATTAGAAGATTCTTTTTGTATATTAATAATCAGTTAATTCAAGTTGTAGACGACCCAGATCCGCTTCCAATACACAACAACATGGCTCCATTTGTTCGTGGATCTTCTAGGGTTATGTTTGAAAATATTTATGCACTATCTGAAAATTATTCTCAAAACAGTATTTTTACGGTTGGAGAAACACTTTCATCAGCATTTGAAAATAAAGAAATAAATGCCAGTGAATCTTTTAGAAGGTATGCGATGAGTGGAATAGTTCAGTCAACCTATTTATCTGGAATTAGTTCTCAAGAATCCCCTAAATATAATTTATACTTTGAAGAATTTGGAACTATCATGCGTGAATGTGCGTATTTTGATATTAAGTATGACCGTGCCTATCCTGCTCTTTATGCACAACTATCTCCAACTTTTAATAAAATAAAAGGTTATACAACGTCTGGATTTTATGCTGATTCCTATGGCGCTGAATTTTTAATCTTTAATGCTACAGATACAGCAATTAATCTTGATGAAACTAGCGGAAATTATTTAAGAATTCAAGGAGTTACATTTACCCAGGACACAACTCATGAATTGACCGTTGATGAATATTTTAAGAAACGCAGTAACTTTTCTAATCCACAACTAGATTCTTCGTCTCAAATTATTTCTCCACTTATTGAAAAAGAACAATTTGATAATATAAAATTAAGCAGAATGATATACGGCAATAATGAGTTTACTTTGGACACCCCATATATTCAAACACACGATGACGCTGAAAACCTAATGGGTTGGCTTATAGATAAGTTAATGGTGCCTAAAAAATCTATTGGAATAAAAATTTTTACAACTCCAACTATTCAACTTGGCGATATTGTTACAATTAATTACAAAGATTCTAATAATTTAGATTTAGTAACAGAAGACACTTCTAGGTTTATAGTATATAATATTGATTATACAAGAAGAATAAGTGGTCCTGAAATGACACTTTATTTGGCGGAGGTATAAAATGAGATATTTGGGACCTCTAATTGATGGTGATGGAAGCACTGAATCAAAAGAAACTACAGCCTCTAAATCAAAAAAATCAACAAAGGTTGAAGTAGAAAGAGGAGATACCCTTTCTTCTATTGCAAGAGAAAACAACACCACCGTAAAAGCAATTCTTGCTGCTAATCCAAAATTTACAGAAGATCCAAAATATAAGGGTGGAAATACAATATTTGCTGGAACAAAGGTTGTTATTCCATCAAAAGTATCAACTCCCCCAAAAGTTACCTCAGCCCCAGCACCAGCACAAGTACCCGCCCCCAAGGTGGCTCCAAAATTAGAGCCAGCATCAGTGCCGCTGCCATATGTGCCAGAGAAAAAGCCAGAATCAATTCAACCCCCCACTATTGTTCCAAAAATAGCCCCAAAGGTAGAAACAAATACAAATATAACATCAGGCCCTCTAAGTTTTTATGTGAGTCAGTCTGTAAACCCAACACCGCTAACTCCATCGGCAATATCTGCAGCAATTGTATCGCCCCCACCGCCACCAGTTAAAACAGCAACACCTGATATTATTTTGTTTGATGACGAATCAACGCCAATAGATACTATGGCAGATTTAATATTTGAAAATATTGGGGGAATAGAATTAATTAATATTACAAGGTCTGATATCGTTAATGGTCAAAAAATATCTTATCAACCTATTAAAAATTTGTCGTCCATACAGCAAAGGTATAATCCTAACAATATTCTTGGTCTTCAACAAACTGCAGATAAATATTTTGCTGGGTTTTCAATAAAACTAGAGGATAAAATTCCAAATGAGGGTAACGGGCCAAACGGTGAAAACGTATACATAAATGACCTAGGAGACTTAGTAATTGAGTTTATTAATATAAACAATGACGAACAGGTTGAAATTCAAATTACTGCAAGTGGTACAATATATGATATAGATCTTGGAGAAAATATATCATGATTACTAATACTGGTAAAACCATTATTGCTAAATACCTTCTTGGACAAGCACCAGCATATGCTTCATATATTGCTGTTGGCTGTGGTGCTACTCCACTAACAACTGGAGACACAATAGGTGACTATTCTACAAAAACAAACTTAGACTTTGAAATGTTTCGCGTCCCCATATCATCTAGAGGTTTTGTAAATGAAAATGGGGTAGATAAAATTGTTTTAACCGCAGAACTGCCAACAGAAGAAAGATACGAAATATCTGAAATTGGAATATATTCTGCAGGTTCTAACCCGTCTGCAGGAGCGTATGACAGCAAGACCGTTTTTGCTTTTACAGAAACTGAAAACTGGCAATATGTTTCAAATGTGTCAGCCGTAGCAATTGATACCTACTCTGAAGCCCTAGACGCTACAGAATATGACAATATTATTGCTGTAGCAGATCCAGTATTTCAAACAAGTGCAGACAATCCAATATTTTTTAAATCACCAAGAGTTGAAAGATATGAAAGGCCAAGATTTTTAAATAACATTATTATGATAAGAGGTGATGAGGCTGATCTGGATCTTGAATTAGACAGCGGTCCGACACAGGATACTTTTGAAATTGGAGCGGGGTCAAATTATATTAAGTTGAGTGGAGCAACGGTTGATTTTACAAAAAATTCTCCCTTGGACGAATTAAGGCTGGCATTTTCAATTGTAAATAGGGACGGAACAACTGGTGATGGAACTCAGCCAGAAAGGGCTAGAGTTTTAATTTCATTTGAAAATACAAGTGGAACACAATTTGCAAGGCTTGAAGCGGAAGTTGCCGACGATAGCAGTGGAGGAGAGTATGATTTTGCTACAGAAAGATATTTTGTTGTAACAAAACAACTTCAGGATTTGTATAGAACCTCAGATTTTGATTGGAATGTGGTTTCTGTAGTTAAAATATATGCATGTGTTATTGATGGTGTTAATCCATCAAGCGATTACTACGTGGCACTAGACGCTTTAAAATTAGAAAATATTTATACTACAAATCCACTTTACGGATTAACAGGTTACTCTGTTATTCAGACACAGGATGCATCAACCATAGTTAAAAATCCCAACACAAGCAATTATGTTGAGTTTAGATTTTCTGTAGACGTCTCTGGCGGGGTAATATCGTAATGGCTAACCCAGTAATAAAACAGGTAACAATAAAACAAGAAAATCTTCCACCCATAGATATTTATGAAGAAGGATATACGCTAAGATATAGAGTTGTGTCAGAAGATAAAAACCGAACTTCGCACTGGTCCCCAACATCTATTCTTCAACCAAACTATGCGTATGTTCCTGGATCAATATCATTTAATCATGCAGGAGATATTGCATCACTTGCCTGGGACTCAGTTTCAATACAAATAGACGGCAATGAAATAAGAAAGGCTCTTGAATTTGATATATGGTTAAAATGGCATAGAAATGACAATGGAGACTGGATATATAAACAAAGAATTGAAGGTGGAAGTATCTCATTCCCAGTACCAAATACTTATACAATAGATGGAGTTTTACAAGAGTCACATCCAAATAGGTTGAACGTAGAAATATATCTAATAGGAACACCAATCACAAGAGATTATAATTCCTTGTTGGTTTATGAAGATGGTCCATACACCGTATAATGATATACTTTAATAGGAGGCAATAATGGCTAAGGTACCACTACCAGAAAGAGGGCAACCTCTTGATGTTACATATTTATACAGTTTGGTTGATGCTGTCAACGATCTTTCAACACAGGTTGCATCCACAACCGTAAATAAAACCGTAATAGATACAGTAAGTGCTGGAAAACAAGAAATTAAAACTTCTAATTCAAGAATAATTGGTGGCTATGTTGAAGTTGCTAACAATTCAACGGTATCTGCTGGAAACGAAAAAACATTTACATACGATTTTAAAGACTTTAAATATCCACCAATTGTTTCGGCTACGCCAGTAAACATTGGACAAACTCCAGCGGGACAAAATGTTAACGTTATTTTAAAAAGTGTTACTGAGACAAGGGTTGAGGGCATTGTAAGGTTCGGTGCCTCTGGCGATCTATCTTTAGCAGTGCACTTAATTATTGTTGGAATTCCAAACTAAGAATAAAAAAATAATGATTTTTTGTAAAAAGTGCAAAGGTAAAACCTTTATTGACAGACAATATAGCAGCATTCAACATATAGAGACTTATTGTATTGTGTGTGGGCTGAGAAAGTTTTTTCATCCGCCAGCAGAAAGCGAAGAGGGAAGATGGTTACTAGCAAAGGAATTATACAGGGCGAAATTTACAATAACGAAACTGTAATAAAAGGAAATCAAAAAATATGGTTTCTAAATAATGACCTTGTAAGAATTCATCATAGTTCACGATCTACTGGAATGGTTTCGTTTTATAATATAACTAAAGATAGACTTGAAACTTGTTTGCGTTCAGATTTTAGAAAAAATAGAGAAAGAGCCTATACTGTTACAGAGACTGCTAAATTAATTAATCGTCATAGAAAGTATATGCCTAAACTAATTAAAACTGGAATGATTCCGCCTCCAATTGGTGCAAGGCTAAACGGTGAAAGAGGTTGGCAAATTAGATCCTATTATTCAGAAAACATGGTCAGGGACATTCGTGCTATACTGGCTACTATACATATAGGACAACCAAGAAAAGATGGGCTTATAACAAATAATATGACTCCTACAAGCCAAGAATTGACAAGGCGAATGGGCGACGGTATACTTACATATACAAAGACAGAGGATGGCAGATTCATTCCTGTTTGGGCAGAAAATATTTAACAATAGAAATGGTGGGGATGATGGAAGACGAAAATACAAAAATATCAGTAGCGATTGGATATACCCTTAATCTAGGTAATTTTCAATCACTAAGATTTGATTTTGGCATAGTTGACTCAAAGCGTGATGGTGAAAATACAGAACAGGCCTTTGAAAGAGTGTATAAGTTTGTTGAAGACAAATTAACAGAAAAGGTCAAAGAGGCAGAAGCAGAGTCCGATAGTAAAGAGTAATGGCTGACCGCAAAGACCGAATGGCCTTGCTCAGCAGATTTAATAAATTTTACCTGCAAAGGTATGAGCAAAAGTCTAACATGAACCTTAATGTAGAGCAATGGGCCGCTGATGCACTTGTTGAGTCCTACGGTCTATCACAATGCTATGATCTATTAGAGTATTATTTTAGTATTTCCCAAGATCCTAAATGGAATTATTTTGCTTACAATGCAGAAAAAATTCTTAATGGTAAACTAGAAGTAGAAGAAGATATCAAGCAAAGAGCAGCATTAAGAAAAAAGGCAAAGGAGTGGCTGAGTGAATAACACAGAGGCAAAGTTAATCACAGCAGTGCTTAATGATAGGCAAATCCATGTTTTATTGCAGGCCAATGTTGAAAATCTTTTAAGAACGCACAATGATGTGTGGAATTTTATTAGATTGTATTCAGAAAATAATCAGTCAGTTCCTCCAACGTCTTTAGTAGTAGAAAAATTCAGAGACTTTGCTGCGGTAGATGGTGTAGGGTCAACAAAGCATCATCTTGAAGAATTGCAGGCAGAGTATTTAACCGATAGCCTAAAAGATATTTTACGTAATGCAGCATCCGAAGTTCAAGTAGGAAATGGCTCTAACGCTCTTGAGCAGTTAATCACAAAAACATCTGAACTAAAAAAGAATACATCCGCAATTAGAGATATTGAAGTTACAGATTTAGATTCAGCCGTTGCATACTTTGAAAATGTAAAGAAGATGCAAGACCTTGGGCATGTTGGAATTAAAACAGGGCTCCCAGGGTTTGACAATTACCTGCCTTCTGGAATCATGCCAGGGCAACTTGGTGTTTTCTTAGCGTATCCAGGTATTGGCAAGTCTTGGCTTGCTTTATATTTTGCAGTACAAGCATGGAAGCAGGGTCGTAGTCCACTTATCATAAGTCTTGAAATGTCTGAAACAGAAGTTCGTAATCGTGTGTTTGCAATTATGGGCGAAGGACTTTGGTCTCACCGCAAACTTAGTAATGGTGAAGTAGAAATTGATATGCTTAAAAAATGGCATGCTCAAAAATTAGCAGGAAAACCAGAATTTCATATCATATCAAATGACAATGGCGGAGATATAACCCCTTCCGTTATACGTGGAAAGATTGATCAATACAAACCAGATTTTGTTATTGTTGACTACTTACAACTTATGAGTCCAAACCAGAAGTCTGACAATGAAACGGTAAGAATGAAGAACCTTTCAAGAGAACTTAAACTTATGGCTATTAGTGAAGAGGTTCCCATCATGGCTATTTCTTCTGCCACCCCCGATGATGTCAAAGATCTTTCTACACCTCCGACTTTAGGGCAAACAGCGTGGTCTAGACAGATTGCATATGATGCTGACTGGGTCATGGCACTTGGTCGTGCTACAAATAGTGATATTATTGAATGCGTATTTAGAAAAAACAGAAATGGTTTTATGGGTGATTTTTTAGTACAGGTAGACTTTGACAAAGGTTATTACAGATACAAGGACTATGAAGACAAACAGTAGAGATATTTATTCAGCGCAGCAAATAAACAGGGTACTAACTGGCGCAGGAATAGACATAGAGGCAGAGTATGGTACTGACTATATAATCTTTTGTCCTTATCATAATAATAATAGAACACCTGCTGGAGAAGTTTCAAAGGAATCTGGGCTGTTCTTTTGCTTTGGGTGTCAAACCACAAAAACTCTTGTTGAGTTTGTAATGCATATATCTAATAGGACATACTTTGAGGCAATAAGATATATTAAAAGTAAAGAGCAGAAAACAAATATTGAGGACTCTATAAATAGAGCACTAATAGATAAACCAGAATTTGTTCAATATGATCAATTGCTAATTAAAAGATTAAACAATCAAGCATTGGAGTCTCCAAGGGCACTCAGGTATTTTGAAGGCAGACAAATAACAAAAAAATCAATAGAAAAGTTTGTACTTGGGTATTCCGAAAGACAAGACTCTGTAACAGTCCCAGTACACTCACCAGATGGAGTGTGTATAGGGTTTGTTGCTAGAACTGTTGAGGGCAAAGAGTTTAAAAATACTCCAGGATTACCAAAAGGAAAAACTCTTTTTAATTTGCACAGAGTAAAAACATCAAACGTAGTATACTTAGTAGAGTCATCGTTTGATGCAATTAGACTAGATCAAGTGGGATTCCCCGCCGTGGCTACGTTGGGGGCTAATGTTTCTGCAGCGCAAATTAGGCTATTAGAGAAATATTTTAATGGCATTGTTTTGATTGCAGATAACGACGATGCAGGAGTAATAATGAAGGATAAGTTGATTGAAAAACTTGGCCCAGTTGTCACTCCTGTATACATAGATAAAAAATATAAAGATATAGGCGATATGGACGATGAGGCAATTAAAAAACTTGAGTTTAAGTTTGACAATTCTATCGTTGGTATGCTAAAATAAAATCAATAACAAAAGGAGAAAAAATAATATGACTATTGTAAAGGGACTAAAAAATATTAATGCCCTAGTTGACAAGCCAAAATATGATGAAAATTCACCAAAGGTAAGATGGTTAAAACTTGCCGACGGTCAATCAGCAAAAATTCGTTTCATTGAAGAACTAGATGAAGACTCTGCAAATTATAACGCAGAACGTGGTCTTGCACTAGTTGTTAAGGAACACACAAATCCAAAGGACTACAAGCGCAAGGCTGTAGATACAATGGAGTCAGAAGGTCGTGACTGGGCAGAAGAAATGCACCGTAAAGATCCAAAGGCTGGCTGGAGAGCACGTCTTCGTTTCTATTGCAATGTTCTAGTTGACGATGGCATTGAACCACCTTACGTGGCTATCTGGTCAATGGGTGTAAGTAAGCAATCAGCATTTAATACAATTCGTGAGTATGCTCTTGAAACAGGAAGCATTTCAAACGTAGTCTGGAAAGTAAAACGTAATGGCCAGGGAACTGAGACAAGTTACACAACTATTCCTGGAGCGCCAGACGCAGAGCCATTTGACTGGTCAGCACACAAGCCTTATCCTCTTGAGTTAGCGCTAAGGAAAATTCCTTACGCTGAACAGGAAGCATTTTACTTAGGCTTTGACGGTCCAACATCTTCATCTGCTACCAACGCTGATTGGTAAGATGAACTACGTAGGCTTACATGTCCACACCCATTTTAGTTTGTTTGATGGGATTGCTACTCCAGAAGAATACGTGAACCGTGCAGTTGAGTTAGGGATGCCTGCAATAGCCATCACCGACCACGGTACTTTATCTGGGCATAGGGAACTGCACCGTATTGCAAAAGCAAAGGGCATTAAGCCAATTCTAGGTCTAGAAGGATATATGTGTGCAGACATATCTGATACACGAGATAAGTCTGAAAGAGAAGGTCAACAAGATCTTGTCTACAACCACATTGTCCTTCTAGCCAAGAACCAAAAGGGTTTGGAAAATCTTAATAAGATTAGCGAGATTGCATGGACTGATGGATTTTTTAAAAAACCAAGATTTGACTTTGCAATATTGGAAAAATATAAAGAAGGTATTATTGTTACATCTGCTTGTCCAAGTAGCGTTCTTGTTAAAGCATTAGAAGAACAAGAGTTTGCAATTGCAAAAAAATACATTAAATGGTTTAAAGATAATTTTGGTGGCGATTATTACATTGAGGTTATGCCACACAATACCCCCGAAATAAATAAATATTTACTTGAACTTGCAGATGAGTTTGATATAAAGGCTGTTGTAACTCCAGACTGCCATCACTCAGACACATCCCAAAGAGAAGTCCAAGAATTTAAGTTGTTATTAAATACACATACTAAGGTTCAAAAAGACACAACTTATGCAAAATCCAAAAAGCATTCTTCTATGATGGACAGACTTGACTATCTTTATGGCGAAGACAGAGATATTACTTTTAACAAATTTGATATTCATCTTTTGTCTTATGATGAGATAAAGGCTGCCATGCAAAAACAGGGTATTGATAGAGAAGACATTTACTCAAATACCTTACTGTTAGCGGATACAGTAGAAGAATATAACATTCAAGATGGTTTAAATCTTCTTCCAGTTCAATATAAAAATCCAGATAAAGAGTTATCAAGCCTAGCATTCGCAGGACTTGAAGAAAAAAAACTTACAAACAGTTGGATTGGGAATGATGTCTATGAGCAAAGGCTTAATGAAGAACTAGAAATTATTCGTGATAAAAAGTTTGCACCATACTTTCTTGTGGTAAGCAATATGATTAACTGGGCAAAGAAAGAAGGAATCCTTGTAGGTCCAGGTCGTGGGTCATCTGCTGGCTCTTTAGTTTGTTATTTACTTGGCATCACCACAATTGATCCAATAAAGCACGGCTTGCTCTTTTTCCGTTTTATTAATCCAGAACGTAATGACTTTCCAGATATTGATACAGACATTCAAGATACTCGCCGAGATGAAGTAAAAGACTATTTGGTTAGACAATACAGACACGTTGCTTCTATTGCAACCTTTATGGAGTTTAAAGACAAAGGCGTGGTAAGAGATGTTGCAAGAATATTGGACATTCCACTAACAGATGTTAATAAAGTTTTAAAGTTAGTTGACACCTGGGATGAGTTTTGTAGATCAAAAACCACAGAATGGTTTAGAGAAAAGTATCCAGAGGTAGAAGTTTACGGAGAGCAATTGCGAGGCCGTATTAGGGGCACTGGTATTCATGCTGCTGGCGTGGTCACTAGTAAGGACCCAATCTTTAGGTATGCACCACTAGAAACTCGCTCCTCTCCTGGATCGGACAGTCGCATACCTGTGGTTGGTGTTGATATGCAAGAGGCCGAAAAGATTGGTTTAATTAAAATTGATGCACTTGGCTTAAAAACATTAAGTGTTATTCAGGATGCAGTTGCAATGATAAAAGAAAATCATTACAAAGAAATAGATCTACTATCTTTAGACTTAGCAGATGCAAAAGTTTACGAGATGCTCTCGGACGGGTATACAAAGGGTGTATTCCAATGTGAAGCAACACCGTATACAAACCTATTAGTTAAAATGGGCGTAAAGAACTTTGATGAACTTGCAGCATCTAATGCTCTTGTCCGTCCAGGTGCCATGAACACTATCGGCAAAGACTACGTTGCCCGTAAACATGGAAAACAGGCTGTATCCTATTTACACCAGATATTAAAACCCTATACGGAGGACACCTATGGCTGCATTCTTTATCAAGAGCAAGTTATGCAAGCATGCGTACACCTTGGGCAAATGTCCATGTCTGAGGCAGACAAGGTTAGAAAAATTATTGGAAAAAAGAAAGATGCTAAAGAGTTTGATATCTACAAAGAACGTTTTATTGCTGGTGCTTCTGCCTATATTACTCCCAATCAGGCTCGTGATTTATGGCAGGACTTTGAAGCGCATGCGGGATATTCGTTCAACAAAAGTCATGCGGTTGCTTATTCTACGCTCTCATATTGGACGGCGTGGTTAAAGTATTATTATCCGCTTGAATTTATGTTTGCCCTTCTTAAAAACGAAAAAGATAAAGATGGACGCACAGAATATTTGATTGAAGCAAAACGTATGGGTATATCAATCAAACTCCCACATATTAATGATTCTGATCTAGATTTTAAGATTGAAGGTAAAGGCATAAGGTTTGGGTTGACTGGAATTAAATACATATCTAACAATATTGCAAATAAGTATATTGCAGCAAGACCATTTAAGTCTTATAAAGAACTTGAAGACTTTACTTTTACAAAAGGTAATGGTGTTAACAGTCGTGCTTTATCGTCAATGAGATTAGTAGGGGCTGCAACTTTTCCAGATAATCCTAGAAATGATTTAGAAATTAAAGAAAACATTTATGAGTATTTAAATCTTCCAGAGTTTAATCTTTCAATTCCCTCACACTACTATGCATTTATTCAAGACGTTTGTGACTTTGAAGAAAAGGGTGCATTTATTTTATTGGGAATGGCTAAGGCAATTAAAAGAGGAAAGGGATGGTCACGAGTTGAAATTTTGGACAAAACTGGGTCTGTGGGTATATTTGACGATGAAAATACAACTATTGAGACAGGTCGCTCTTATTTGGTTCTTTGTAGTGACAATCGGATTGTATCTTTCATACCGTCTGAAGAAATAAAAGAATCATCGCATGCTCTTGTTAAGTTTTTAGGATACAAGCAATTGCCATTTAAAGATGATGAAATGTTTGTAGTTTCCTTTAAGCCTAGGGTTACTAAGACTGGAAAAAAAATGGCTTCGCTCACACTGGCAGATACGAAAAGAGATCTTCATTCAATCTTAGTATTTCCAACTTCGTTTCCAAAAGCATACATGCATATTCAAGAGGGCAAATATTATAAGTTTAATTTTGGCAAAACTAAAGACGGAACCATAACATTGGAGGATGTACATGTCAGTTAGCATAGAAGAAGCGTTAGCACAGTTAGACCCTAAGTTAAGAAAAAGATTAGGAAGTGGCGTAGGTGTTAACTACGAATATCAACCTACTCCTAGTTTTGGTTTAAACCGTGCACTGGGTGGTGGTCTTCCCTATGGCAGACAAGTGCTTATTTGGGGATCTAAATCGTCTGCAAAGTCTTCTATGTGTCTTCAAATGATTGCTTTAGCCCAGGCAGAAGGAAAACTGTGTGCTTGGATTGATTCAGAAATGTCATACTCAGAAGATTGGGCCAGACAGATGGGGGTAGATCCAGAAAAACTAATCTACTCACAAGCAAGAACTATTAGCGATATGGTAGATGTTGGTGTCGGACTAATGAATGCTGGGGTTGATTTAATTGTAATAGACTCCATTACATCAATGCTCCCTGCAATTTATTTTGAGAAAGACACTGACGAAATGAAGGCTTTGGAAAATACAAAACAGATTGGAGCAGAATCCCGTGACTTTAGCAACGCATGGAAAATGCTTAATTATGCTAACAACAAAGTTAAGCCTACTCTTCTTGTTCTCATTAGTCAGTCTCGCAATAATATTAATGCTATGTATACTAGCCAGCAGCCTTCTGGTGGTCAGGCTACTAAGTTTTATTCTTCTTGCATCATTAAGTTATTTAGTTCCGAGTCAGATAACCAAGCAATTAAAGGAAAAATTAAAGTAGGAGATAAGTTAATTGAAGAAAAAATTGGTAGAACTATTAAATGGGAACTCCAGTTCTCTAAAACCTCTCCAGGGTTCCAGTCTGGTGAGTATGATTTTTACTTTAGAGGTGACAATATTGGTCTTGATACCATTGGCGACTTGGTTACTACCGCAGAGTTAAATGGTGTTGTAGAACGGACAGGTGCATGGTACATACTTCCCGATGGCACAAAAATCCAGGGCAAGGAAGCATTTGTTAATCGTGTTAGAGAGGATCTTGACTTGCAAGAATCAATTAAGTCCAAGTTAAATGATTAATTACAGCACATACGAAGGAAAGTTTCCTTGTAAAACTTGCAAAAAAGAAGTAAGAACTATGAGAGTTTATATGGATACTGGCATGGCATCTTGGATGTGTTCAGAAAAACATTTATCAGAAGTAATCTTATTTAAAAAAGGATATAAAAAAGTAAAAAAAAATGACTGAGAAAAGCGAAAGCAAAAGAATTGGTGCTAAACAGCACAAAAATTCTGGACGCAATACCCAAAAAGGTGATGCTTCTTGGAAAACTTTTGTTGTAGATTTTAAAGAAGTTGGAAAGTCTTTTACTTTAAATAAAGAGGTTTGGGCTAAGGCTACTACAGATGCCATGAAAAATGGCAAAGATCCAGCGATAGTGGTCGTAATGGGCGAGGGTAACGCAAAGGTAAGACTTGCTATAATTGAAATGAGTATACTAGAAAATATAATGGAGGAATAATGGAGCAACAGCAAACAACAATAGATATGGTAAATGGTTTGGCAGAAATAGCAGACTATATGCAGGATGAGGAGTTGACTACAGCACTTACCTTTATTGCTAAGATCATAATTAAACCAGATATACCTCTTAATGTGGCTACGGTTGAAATAGTTCGCTTACAAGCCATTGCTGCAAAAATGTCATTTAAGGCAACTTGGATGGCCAACGTTGACAAGTCGGACAGAGCAAAAAAGAACATATATTTCACGGCAGCAGATTCAATTAACAACTTGGTATCAGCGCTTAAATACATAATCCGCTAACCTGCTATACTTAGTACAAACAAAGGATAAACAATGGCTAAAAATTTATTAAAGCACGTTATGATTAAAAATAATCAGAGCAAGGTTAAGAATACCGCAGAGGACGAAGAGTTTGTTGAAGGCCTAGTGGATGCAATTAACTCTGGTTATCTTGCTAAAACAAAACCAAAATTTACAAAGAAGAATAATTTTTCTGCATCAAACTTAACCTATGGTTCTGGAGAGTGTCCAAGGTATTGGTATTTGGCTTTTGAAGGACAAATATTTTATGACAATGCAGACGCTTTTGGTGTAGCAAACAGAACACAAGGAAGTTTTGGACATGAAAGAATACAAGAAGCAATAGCAGCCTCTGGTCTACTTGCACAAGACATGGAGTTTGATCCACTACCAAGAAAGTATAATAAGCAAACTCATCCAGCAATGGAGTTTAGAGTTAAAATTGATGATCCGCCATTTGATGGATACGGTGACGTAATGCTTGACTATAAGGGCGAAAGACTTCTTGGCGAAATAAAGACAATGCCTAACGATGGTTTTCAATATAAAAAAATAAGTAGACGACCTAAGATGGGTCACTTAATGCAGTTGTTAATGTATATGAAGGTTTTAAAGATTCGTAAAGGCGTTATGATTTATGAAAATAAAAATAACCATGAGTTACTTACGTTGCCTATAGTAGTAAATGAACGTTATCGTAATTGGGTAGAGCAGGCTTTTGAGTGGATGAGGGTAGTTTATAAAAATTGGAAAGATCAACAATTGCCAGAAATTCCATATCGCTCAAATTCAAAAATTTGTAAGGTGTGTCCAATTCAAAAGGCGTGTGCCGAAGCAGGGACAGGCACAATAAAGATTAAGCCTCTAGTATTATTGAAAGATGAACAGGATTAATCAATGTGAAATTATGTGAAAGGTGCGATAGCCCATTTAAACCAAAAGTCAGTTATCAAATTTATTGCGGAAGTTCTTGTAGAGAAGAGGCAACAAAAGCAAAGATAGCCGAAAGGTATCAAATAACTCGCAGACAAAATAGAATAGGTAAAAAAAGACTTTGTCTTGGTGGTTGTGGAGAGCAGTTGTCTATATATAATGATTTTGGATTTTGCTTCAATTGCAATGTAAACAAAAAAGAAGTAGATAAAACATTAAAGGAATTAAAAGGATTTTTTGATTATGATTAAGAGTAAGTGGGGAGTCCCACTAATGCCAGACACTATTTGTGCCATTGATGCCAGCACTAACAGTCTTGCTTTTGCTTTGTTTGATACTAAACAAAAAACACTAGGTACCGTAGGAAAAATTAATTTTGAGGGCAAAGATATTTATGAAAAAGTAATGGATGCTGGCAAAAAAGTAAAAGCATTTTTTGATCACTATGAGGGATTTAAGGCAATAATAATTGAGCATACAGTATTTATGAATAGTCCAAAAACTGCTGCTGACCTTGCTCTTGTTCAAGGCGCAATTCTTGGATCTGCAGGTCAATCAGGCACAGAAATAATTGGCAAGGTGTCACCCATTACATGGCAAAACTTTATTGGTAACAAGAAGATATCTAAAGAAGAACAACTGTTGATTCGTTCCGATAATCCTTCAAAGTCTGTATCTTGGTATAAGCAATATGAAAGAAACTTACGAAAAGAAAGAACTATCAAGTTTATTAACACTATCTATGATAGATCTATTGTAGATAACGATGTTGCTGATGCCTGCGGGATTGGGCATTGGGCATTAAGCAATTGGAGCAAAGCAATAGGAGAGGACAAATAATGCCAGAGTTAAATGCAAACATCCCGCCAATTGAATGCTATGTCCGTGGTAATTTTTTGCGAAACCAAAAAGACAGTCACGATCAATACTTTCCATGTGTGATCTTTGGCGTATCCAGTGTACCAAACCGAAGCCCACTGTTTCATTTTATGATGGAGGATGGCGGTATCTGGTGGAGAATGCCTATCAATGCTTTCTGTACTGAGCCAGGGGTTAAAGAAGAAGACATACACAACTTAGTATTATGGAATTCTTTTAGTCCTTTTGTTACCGTCACAAAATTCTCAAACCTTGCAAACCTTAGCATGTTCTATACGGATAGAACTAAGACTAAGGTATCTGGTAAGTATTTATTTACTTTAGATTGGTACAGCGGAGACGCAAACAATCTTGATGATGGCTACTCTGAAAACCCTGGTCAGCATAAATGTGGGCACGTTATTCAACGTGATGATGGTAACTTTGCTATCCAACCCAACAACCGTATCTTTGTTTTAGAGCCTTCATTTACTACAAAGCCTGGTAAGCCTGTTATACATCGCCTTATTAATACCCGAAAATGGGACGTAGAAGATGCTTCCAAGTGGATCACAGAGGATTCAGATGCATATCATTATGACGTTATTGATACAGAAGTTGACAAATAATCTTATGGCTGCTAAACTATATACAAGCGAGACTTGGCTCCGTAAAAGGTTTGTTATGGATAAGAAGTCTCCACAAGACATTGCTAAGGAGTGCGGAACTAGTGTTGAAACTATTTACGTATACCTTGCTAAATTTGGATTAAGGAAGTCTAAGCGATGAACTTGCAACCAGTATTTAAAGATGTAAAAAGATTTAGTTGTGAAGATTTATACCTTCACTCTATTGCAGCACCTTCTGGTAACGATATTTTTTCAACATGTCATAAAATTGCAAAAATGCTTATTGATAAAAATATTGCATATGGTGATTCTGCCTTAGAGCCTGTTAGAATTTTTAGTAAATCAGATCCAGTAGAACAACTTAGAGTAAGAATTGATGACAAATTAAGTAGACTTATGAGGGGAACAGACTATGTTGGAGATAATGATATAGATGACCTTATTGGATATTTGGTATTGCTTAAAATAGCAAAGGAAAAAAATGTCAACTGAAACAGAACTAATTCAACATCTTGATGAGGTAAACAAGGTTGTCACAGAGTATTTAAAAGGACAAGATCCAACAAAAATATCTAAAGACTTAGATATGCCAAGAACTCGTGTTGTTGCATTAATTAATGAGTGGAAGGTTATGGCTTCTGCTAATGAGGCAATTCGTGCTCGTGCCAAAGAGGCTCTTGCTGGAGCAGACACACATTATAGTAAGTTAATCACAAAAGCATATGAAGTTATTGACGAGGCATCAATGACAAATAATCTTAGTGCAAAAACACAGGCAATCAAACTAGTTATGGACATTGAAAAATCTAGAATTGAGATGCTTCAAAAGGCTGGCTTGCTTGAGAACAAAGAACTTGCAGAAGAAATGATTGAGATTGAAAGAAGGCAAGATGTGTTGGTTGAAATACTTAGAGAAATTGCTTCTACCCACCCAGAAGTTCGTGATTTAATTATGCACCGACTTTCTCAGATTGCCAAAGAAGGAGAAGTGATTACAATTGTCCACGACGTTCAATGAGTTTTTTGATGTTTTAAAAGAAAATCATTTTGTTGAAACTCCTGTAGATGTAAAAACATTTGTTCAGTCACCAAACTATCTTGGTCAACCGTTGCTGTCTGACATCCAATATGAAATCGTAGAGGCCATGAGTCAAATCTACCGCAAAGAAGATCTAATAGAATTAATGGGGCAGGCTGAAGGACTAAACCATTTTAATAAATATACAAAGAATGAACTGATTCTGCAACTTGGCAAGGGATCTGGAAAAGACTTTATATCAACGGTAGCATGTGCATATGTAGTGTATAAACTTTTATGCCTTAAAGATCCAGCAACTTACTTTGGTAAGCCTGCAGGAGATGCCATTGACCTCATAAATGTTGCCATTAACGCACAACAAGCAAAAAATGTTTTTTTTAAAGGATTTAAAACAAAAATTGAAAAGTCTCCTTGGTTTGCTGGAAAGTATAATGCCAAAGCAGACTCAGTTGAGTTTGATAAATCAATAACAGTTTATTCTGGACACTCAGAAAGAGAATCACACGAGGGGCTAAACCTTCTTATGGCAGTACTTGATGAGATTTCTGGGTTTGCAACAGAAGTTAATACTGGCAATGAGCAGGGTAAGACTGCCGATAATATCTATAAAGCATTCCGTGGATCAGTAGACTCTCGCTTTCCTGATCTTGGTAAGGTGGTTCTTCTTTCATTTCCCCGATATCAAGGTGATTTTATTTCACAAAGATATGAGTCAGTTATTGCTGAAAAAGAAACCATTGAACGCACACATAACTTCATAATGAATGAAGACTTGCCACATGATGATCCAGCAAACCAGTTTGAAATTTCATGGGATGAAGACACAATATTGTCATACAAAGTTCCAAGAGTATATGCATTTAAAAGACCAACATGGGAAGTAAACCCCACAAGAAAAATAGAAGATTTTAAGTTGGCTTTTTACACAGACCTTGGTGATGCAATGATGAGGTTTGCATGTATGCCAACCTACGCATCAGATGCATTCTTTAAACAAAAAGAGAAGTTAGAAAAATGTATGAATGCTAGAAATCCGCTAGATCAATTTAGAAGGTTTGACGCAACATTTAAAGCAGACCCAGAAAAGGTATATTATATTCACGCTGACCTTGCACAAAAGCATGACAAGTGTGCGGTAGCAATTGCACATGTAGATAAGTGGGTTAACATTCAAGTCATTAAAGACTATGAACAGGTGGCCCCCATCGTTGTTGTTGATGCCGTTGCCTGGTGGGAACCAAAAGCAGAAGGACCAGTTAACCTATCTGAAGTAAAACAGTGGATCATTAATTTGCGTAGAGAGGGCTTTAATATCGGAATGGTTTCTTTTGACCGCTGGCAGTCATTTGATATTCAAAATGAACTTCAGGCTGTTGGGATTAAAACAGAAACTGTGTCGGTTGCTAAAAAACACTATGAAGACCTAGCCATGATGGTATATGAAGAGAGAATTGCAATGCCCATGATTCCTTTATTGCTTGAGGAGATGAGTGAACTTAAAATTATGAAAAATAATAGAGTT